CGCCCAGCCGGTCATGAGCGCACCGCCTTGAGGAACGCAGCTACTCCGCGCACAACCTGACAGATGATGTAGCCGAGTAGCCAGACTTCGAACACAAAGAAGGCGACGGCAAGAAGTTCTACCATTGAGTAGGTGCCCCCGTAGACGTCGCCGGAGTGGCCGCTGCCGAAGGAGTCGCGGACGTTGTACCAGAGGTGGATATGCATCAGCGTGCCTCTCTTACACAGACGATACGCCCGTCGATCTTGGTGAGCAGCCCATCACGCGACTTGCAGACCTCTTGGGCAAAGGCTCGGTAGTCGTTGCGGTCGGCTTCGAGGTTGTCGCCCATGGCTGCGAGCGTCAGCATCCCCGTGAAGACCACCAAGAGAGCCATGGCGAGCGCCCATTGAACCGCTCGACCTCCGTCAGTCATTTGACCTCCACATGCCGTCGTTCGACGGCGATTGTTCGCTGCCATGTCTGCAAGGATGCGACCACTTCGTACTCGCCTGCCGGGACCGAATGGAACCACAGGTAGGGCTGGGTGTAGGGAGCTTGGGCCCCCGCCAGTTCCTGCGTCGACGAGGACTCGTAGTCGTCACCGGAGATGGACACGGTGAACGACCGGTTGTCCTGTTCGGGCGTCACCTTCAGCAGGACGCGTATTTCGCACGGGCTAGAGCAAAGCAGCGGCACGACCTCCAGCTTCATTCGGGCCGGTGCCAGTCCCAGCATGAGCAGGCGGAAGCTGATACCGACGACGAATCCGGCCGCCATGGTCAGCTTCATCGGCCGTTCCACCATGGCTGACCGTCCAGCAGATGGCCTAGTGCCGCGAATACCGCGATGAACAGCACCAGCTGCAGCGGGCTCATCGCCGCCACCTGATGTAGCTGTCGGGCGGGAAGATCGCCACGATAACGATCACCAACGCTGCCCACAGTTCGAACGCATCGAGGAGTGTCATGACCGCTCCTTGGGCATCTTCAGATGCAGATGGGTCGTGCCGTCGTGCGAGGTCACATGGCTGACGGTCAGCCACTCCATCACCTCGGGCTCCCACACCTCGACCCGGTCGTCGTCGTGGCAGTCTTTGGTCAACGCGTCAATGAGTTCGGCAACAGTCATGATGCCTCCTGCCACTGGTTCAGCCGACGCATGGGCCGAGTGTCCGTCGTGAGGCGTCGATGGCCGACGTGGTGTCTGTTGCAGTGGGCGCAGCGGTAGGCGTTCAGCAGATCGCTCTCTGGGTCTGCCCCCGCAAGCTCTTTGATCTTCCGCAGGGCGTCTGACCGGGTCATCGCCACCTTACCTGTCATGTCGCAGATAGTGCTCATTGCCGGATCTCCATTCAGCTGAGTTAACGCGAGCCCGTCAGGGCGAGTCGAAGCGGCCCAGCTACCACACCTGATAGCTTCCCCGGTAAAGGGTGAGATTTAACGTGTTCGGGCCGCGCCAGTTACTTCTGCAACCGTCGTGCCTTCAGCACATCGCGGCCGCCGTTCGCTTCGATAAAGCGGTCGATGCGAGCGCAGACGGCCTTGGCATACTTCTTGGTGCCGGGGCGCAGCTTGAGGATGCCGTCGCCAGCACCCCAGTTGAAGTAGTCGTAGAGCGGGTTGTCCACGCCCCCGGCGTCGTAGTCGTTGCGTGAGGCGAACTCGGGCTCGCCCCTGAACAGGTAGTTCAGGTCGGTGCCCAGAATCGTCTTGGCCCCTTGGATCCAGTCGCGGCTTGCCTGAACCGCATCCTTCCCCGCCAGCATCTGGACCCACCCGGCAAAGCATCCGACGGTGCCGCTTAGGGCTTACTTGAGCAGTTGCTTGCCGACTTTGAGCGCAAAGCGTCCTGCTTGTGTGGCGGCTCTTGTGGCGTGCGCTTGCGTGTTGGCATGGGCACGGAGTTCAGCACGTTGACGGCGCTGTTCCGCCTTAGCCTGCTTGAGCGTGTGCCCTTCGGACTGAAGCTCATCAAGCGTCTGCACATCCGGTGGCGGCACGGTTCGCCGTAGGAACCACCACAGGAAGACACCGAAGACGATGAGCGCAATGACAGCAGCCATTACGCCGCTACCTCAACGGGTTCCGCATCCAGCACCGGGTTGACGGCACGTCGCCACACAAACCACCAGTGCGTCATGAACATCCCACAGCACTGAATCCCGATGACGATGGCGGTGAGAATACCCACACCCATTCGCGTTTCGGTATCCATTGTGCTCAAGAAGAGTTCGTGAAGTGCGCTGCCCACAAACGTGGCCAGCATCCCAAACAGCACACCGGGGATAACTGCCCACCCCAGCGGAATGATGTAGAAGAGGCGGTCGGCAATGACTCCCGCCAACAGCCCCACGATGGCAGTGGCCAGAATGTCTGTCTGAATCCAAATGCCCCGCTGAAGCCGTGACGACCGCACCTGATAGCTGGCATACCAGTGCTCCGCAATCGGCGTCACGACATACTTGTTCATGAGCCAAAACAACACCATGCTGATGAGAATCATTGGATACTCTCCTTCGTTACCGGGTTTCGATCAGCCCCACAGAACAGTGGGGCTTGGTAGGACTACTGCGCTGCCGGGATGATGGACACCACCTTGCAGGACGGAACGGGCAAGTGGACCGTCCGCTTGGCGTAGCCGCCACCCGGCTTGGGCAGCTGCTGTGGGTAGGTCTCGCCCTGAATAGACGCTCGCGACGGCGTTCATGTTCGCCCGTGCGGGGACTTCCATGATGGCCGCCTTGACGTCCTGCAGGAGGTCGAACACGTTCGTTGCATCGGACTTCGGAACCGCTTTGATAAGGGCCATGTTACTTCTCCTCGCAGTTGCGCACGCGGACGATGTAGGGCTTGACGTCGAATCCGCCACGGGGCAGCGCGTTCTGCAGGGCGGTCTCGACGCGGCTCACCGCGTCACTGTTCGACGTTGCGCTGGTCTCGATGACGACTTCGACGACGTACTTGCTGGATGCCATGTGACTGTCCCCCTTAGTGGCCGGTTTTATCCCAGCACCTTCTGCAACCGTGATGCCAGTGTCGTGAACGTGTCGACGCCGTCGAAGATGCGGACCTTCGTGTCGCCTGCCGGAACCTCTGGGTAGTCGTCGATGCTGGCGTATTGCTCACGCAGCAGACGGGCCGTGACAGAGGCAGTCGGCTGGCTGAGGTCGTCATCGAAGACGACGCAGACTCCGCCGAAGGGCTTGCCCGTCGTGGTGTTCAATCGGACAACGAGGTCTCCGGTGTAGAGCCGCTGAATCTTCAGTGTCCTTGCCATCACCGACTCCTCTGCTGCAGCTGCAGCTGATAGGCCGCATCCTCTGCGGCTCGCTCCCACCGACGCCAGTCATCAGGCCACGGCTGGTCGCTGTAGTCGTAGAACCGCTTGAAGTCTTCCCACAGGCGAATGATGCCGTGGTAATCCTTCAGGTTCTGCCGCCGAGTCAGCCGCGACTTGAACGAGCGAAACATCTTCTGGTCGAATCGGATGAATGCGTTGGTTGTTTCCATGGCCCCCTTTACTGCAATCCCCGTGCCCGTGCCGACGCCAGCACCTTCAGCCTGACCGGGCCGTTATGGCGCTCGATTAGGAAGCGCACGACGGCTGGCGAGTAATACCAGTGACGCTGCTGCCTGCCCCATGGTCCTCGCGTGGTGACACAGTAGCGACGGAGTGTCGGATTCGAGGACATCGGGTCGCTGCCGACGCTGATAATCATCTCGGTCATGCGTCACCGTCAATCGAGCCGTCCGGCCGCACATCGCACGTCGAGCCGTGCTTCGACATCCAGATGATACCCTCGTACTCCTGATGGTCGACACGCCAGCCTTGACGCTTCAGCCGGTTGACCGTGTCCTTCTGCGCGTTCGTGAGCAGTAGGCGTTTCATCGGTCTGACCTCAGATTGAGACGTTCGGACACCAGCGTGTCCCTCTGGGCTGCCCCAGTCGGCTGCAGCTTGTGTGGCGTCCCCTTGGATGGAAGTAGGTAGGCCGCCAGAAGCTCGCGGTAGGTCTCGACGGACCTTGCCTGACCTGTCTCCACCTTCGACAGGAACTTCTCGGTGGCTGCCTCGTAGGCCGCCAGCTTTACCTGAAGCGTTTCCATGTCAGTCATTGGCCGTCTCCTTCTTCGGGTGAAAGACGATAACGAACGTGCCATGCGACCCACTCATGCACGTCGCGTGCCACTTGGGCTGACCCAGTTGGGCCGACCCAGTGTCCGCGAAATGGGCCAGCCCAGTCCTCTATCTGGGCCAGCCCAGTCTCCAGCGAGGACACTGGCCCCCCGGCCGAGGGGCCAAAGTGCGCAAAGTGCCAAAGTGCGCGAGGGCGTGCCAAACCGTGCAGCTGCGTGCAGCCTTCGGCCGGAACGCGCCAAACTGTGCAGAACCGTGCAGTCCTGCCGCTGGCACGGATTATGCTGCGATACGCTCGCAGGCGCTCACCTACCAGAATCGTAATGGGAAATAGTTCGCACCCCTACTGGGGAAAAATCCCCAGCGGCTAACCCGTTGATTCTAAACGCTCGAGAGCCCGGTTACGGTTCTCGTACGTGAAATAGTCCCCACTCGGCCGCCTACCGAAAAGGTAAGTCGTTGATTCTACAGGATTCTGTTATCTGGCACGTTCACTGCAGCTGCAGACGGTATGCTGACCTACCTAATCGGAGCGACGGACAACGACGGTAAGACGTGCCACTTCAAGGTCTGTTCGGTGCGTCCGTCGCGCTCGGTCGTATCTTGACGCCGTCTAACGTCGTCGACGTGGAACCTGTCGCGACGTTCGACGACGTCGACGAATAGCACGTCAACCCGGCCACGGTAGAATCGCCTACCGTGGCCTTTTTTCAACGAGGTAAACCATGGCCTACGATTACGACTCGGATGACTGCAGAGCAGAGCTAGACGCGTATGACCGCGCCGAACTGGACGCCGACGACTACGGCTACGATGACGTCGAACCAACGGCAGAGCACGTTTTGACGCTCACGGTTTACGCTCCCGCTGATGTGTTGTTTGACGGTGTTCGGGACGAAATCACGTCGAACGTTGAAAGCATCCACGGTTGGTCTGTCTACAGTATTGCGGCCGCCGATACTCGACTGTCGATGGCGGCCGCTACCGTCATCGTTCGCGCTCTGTTCCGCTACGTTGTCGGCTCGTTTCCTTCGTCCGATAGAGTGTCGACTGTCGCCGCTGTCATCTGTGACGCCGTCGATGCTGACAAGTCGCTGTCAAATCTCCATACTGCTTACCACGCCATCAAGGGAGAATATCGCTCATGAGAACCAAGGGTAAAATCAACGACTCGGCCATCGTTTGGCAGGGTCTGTCGGCCTTGAACGGTCAACCGACTGTCGCGATTGTGACAGGCATTTCGGGACGTTCGGCTAACCCGAAAACTGGACCCATGGCGCAGCTGTATATCTTGTGCGCAGACGTCGACCCGTTAACCGCTGTTCGAACTGGACAGGACAAAACCATCTGTGGCGATTGCGGGTATCGTGGCACGTCTGTCGTAATCGAAGGCGAAACCGTTCATGGTAAGAACCGTGGCTGTTACGTCACGGTCACCCATGCGCCACGCAACATATACGCCACGTTCAAACGAGACCGTTACGCCTTCGTCGAACCATTGACCGTGTCAGAACGCCTTGCGCGGTTACGCGTGCCTCTCCGCCTTGGCGCGTATGGCGACCCGGCAGCCTTGCCCTTGCACGTCATCGCGGAACTAGTCGACCGTGTTCCGCGCTGGACGGGATACACGCACGCGTGGCGTAGTCGGCCGGATCTTGCGCCGTATGTCATGGCTTCGTGCGACAGTCCAGCCGATAAGGCTGCAGCTGCAGCCATGGGCTTTCGGTCGTTTCGTGCTCGACTGTCCAGCCAGCCGCTGGACGCCAACGAAATCGCTTGCCCTGCGTCAGAAGAGATGGCCTACCGCACGTCGTGTGACCGCTGCAGCTTGTGCAATGGTTCGGCAGTCGACGACAGACGAAAGCACATTGCTATCATCGTTCATGGTTCGACGACCGTGCATGCGGTAGCCTTCCTGCGCTCCAAGCCGGTAGCGGCCATGGTGTCACTGTGACTGCCCAGACGCCTACCGCCGACGACGTCATGACAGACGCGCTCGCGCTCTACCGTCTGGACGTCGAACAGACCCTGTCGACCGTCCAGCGTAAGACGCCTACCGCGCTCATGGTCGACCGTCTGAAGGCCACTCTGGACGTTGTCGACGTGCTCCTGCTACAGCTACAGGACGGACAGTCATGATACGGTTCACGCTCTACCTGTTCGTCTGTTCGTTCGTCGCTTGGTTCGCTCGGTCCCCGCCGCGAGACGCCTAGCGGCCGCTAGATGCTCCTGCCTGCAGCCTAGACCCTAACCCTAGCAGCTGCAGACAGGACAGCCGCTGCAGTCACTGAAGGCCTTCAGACCCTACGCCAGCCGCCTACCCTGTCGACCTACCATCCGCCTACCCTGCCATCCGCTGTATACCTCGTATCCACCAGCCCATCCAACCGTTTGGATACCCACTCCAATATATTGGATTACAGTCTGCGTAGGTGCGCAGCGGGTGGACAGGTGCGCAAGGGGCGGCAGCAGACGTAGGTGCGCAACTCCGGCGCACTTCCACTTACAAAGGGGGTAGGTGCGCAGGCCGCCCTACTAATAGGCGCGCTTCGAATAACCGGCGCGTTTGGAGGGGTCGAAGGGGTGTCTGGCGTCCAGAGCACCCCCAAAGTCTACAACGTCCGCGACGTCTACAAGCGGCTGAAACGACGGCGCGAACCCGACTCCTGCAGGGTCGGCCAGCCTTCGGGGCGTTTCCCGGCGCAAACACCTATCTTCGCAAGCTCGTCGGCTAGGGTGTGCCAGCCGTTCTCGACCACCATGTCGATCAGCCGGATGGCCTGTTCGCCGTTCTGCGCAGCCAGCCGCGAGGCCGGGATCTCGTTGGTGGCGTAGTAGTAACGCGCCTTCGGGTGCAGCACGTCGCGACCAGTTGGATAGACCAAAGCCACCCAGTGGCTCTGGTAGCAGTGGCGGTCGAAGGGCAGCTGCCACGGCGTCAGCTGGATGCCGCCCTTTCCGTTGTAGAGCGTCCACTCGGTTTCAGGGGGCTCTGCGCCCCACACGACCTTCGCCGCGACGGCGGAGGCGGCAGCCGCCCCCACCAAATAGCCAAGGAACTCGCGCCTAGACGGAGCCAAACTCCGCCTCCCAGATCAACTCGTTCAGTCGCTGCTGCTTGCGCTCCAGCGTCTCCAGAAACTCATACTGGTCGCGGATCTGCGAGTCGACCTTCTCCCGCTCGTCCAGCAGGGTCTGCAGGATGGAGGATCCCGGCGTGACCGACAGGAAGATCGTCACATCGGTCGGCAGGTCAGGCGCAACCGGGCTCGGCAGTTCGCTCTCCCACAGGTCAGCGACCCATGGATCGGTCGTGTTGTAGGTGTTGTCGGTGACACGGTGGGTGCCGTCGCCCAGTGGCTCGGGGTAGATGAAGTTCGGCTGGATCTGCCGAGGCTGCGCTTCCTGACAGGTCGACAGGCAGCCGCCCGTCAGGCGCTCGGCCTGATTCAGCTGCTCTCGCCCATACGGCGTGAGCGTCGGCTCGGCGGCACAACGGTCGTACGTTTCGTGGAAGTTCTCGGACATTAGTTCCCTCTCTTTCAATGCATCGAAGTAGTTGTCCCGCCAGCGTGCAGCAGCGTCCTGCCACGCAGGGCTCTGCTTCCGCCAGTCGCCGTCGCTGACACTCGCCAGCATCACCCATAGCATCTCCGCCGCATCGGCTAAGGGGTCACTCACCGTTGAACTCCTGTGTGCTGTAGGCCATGAACCGGACGCGCCACCCCGGCGCATCCAGCTTGTACATCGTCGCCGTCTTGAACGCCAAGGCCTTGATGCTGACGTCCGGTCCATCCCCTGACCGTTCGAGCGCCAGCACCGAGTCGAGATAGGCGTCGAAGATGTCGCGTTGCGCGAGTATGACAAGGCCGCTAGTCGAGCGGCCCTTCGTGAAGGTGTTCCACGCCTGCGTCAGGAAGGCCAGGACGTCGGTGCCCATTACGGTGCCCATTACTTCACCGGTACCGCGACCGTGCCACCGTCAAGGTAGCCGTCGGCTGTGCCCGACTGAATGGCGTAGTCGCCCCAAGCGGTACCCTTGGACTCCGGCATCCCTTGCCAGAAGCGGCCGTAAGCCGTGCCCTCGCCGTAGTACAGGTAGATGGGGGTGTTGGGGCCCCATGCGCTGAAGGTCGGCCAGCCGGAGATGCCGTTGACGAAGTGCCAGCGGAACCCATGGACGTCGGCTCCGATGCCGTTCGGCAGATACTGACCGGCGAAGTTGCGAGCCAGTTCGGGATCCGACTGCGGAGTCGGCTGACCGCTGAAGAGGTCGTACTGGATGAGGAACCCATGCAGGTAGGGGGCGACACGCGCCCAGCCCTCGCCGTTCGGCTTGCCGTTGTCGTCACAGAGCGCATCGGTCCCGACCGGGGCGTCATACGGGGAGCCATCCGGCTTGACCGCATTGTGCATCAGCACCAGTGCGTTCGGCAGGTTCTGTCTGGCCCAGCTGAAGTATCCGGCCCATGTGCAGGAGGACCAGTCGTAGCCAGCCGGTTCCCAGCCCGATGGAACCACGATCCGTAGAAGCCGCTGCGCTCGCGGCTGCACCAGCAGCTGCGTCAGTTCGGCCTTCGTCTGGTCGAGTGACCAGCCATCCGGGTGGATGAACACCACGGGAGCCAGACCGTTGTCCCAGAATAGCTGAACCGCGTCGAGGAACCGGTCGAAGTTCGAGCCTCGCCAGTCATTCGGCTGCCACACCCCGTGATAGCCGTCGGAGTCGACGAGCGGTCCCATGACGACGTGCGTATATCCCCGACGCTTCAGTTCCTGAATCAGGCAGTTCTGCTCGGCTGGCGTGTACTCGGTGATGAAGACGGTCGCGATGATGTTAGTGGTCTGGCCGGGACGGGGGCCGATGCTGAGGTTGCCACAGGCGTCCAGCGTCTGCGGCCACATGGCCCCGCGAATGGCGGCTAGCGACTGAAGAGAGAATCCAGATGGATCAACGTGAGGCGGTGCGACGGGGGTAAGCATCCATGCGTTGTGCGTCCCTCGGGCATTTGTCGCTACCAGATCCGAAGCGATGGGCGGGTTGTGGTTGATGTCGATGTGGATGGGGCCCAGCGTGACGTAACCGGGGGCCGCAATCGTGATTCGAGAATCTGGAACGTTCGGGGCGTCACTGGCGAAGACGTACCCATTGCCGTCTCCCTTGTAGGTGCGCCACACATCGGGCGCAATCTCGACGGCGAACGTCGCCCCGGCCGGTCCATCGCAGTAGTTGTCGACGAACGGTGACTTGCAGGCGACGAGATCGACAGCCACGGTGCTGGAAACCGGTGGCGGAGTCGGGGTTGGCGTCGGTGGCGTAATGACGGGCGGGGGAATGAAGCCGCACGCGTTCAAAAACAATGAACACGCGAGAATCTTGAACAGTCTGCGCATTGGGAAGCCTCCTCTAGTCATGTTGCAAGAGGTGTGCCATAATCAGATGGGCGTTCCACCGGGCCGCGAGTGCCGGACGCACCTCCCTCCGTTGCGGTCAGCCGTCCGGTCGGAGCGCCCACCCTTTTGATGCGTTCGAAGGCATCAAACGAGTGAGTTCTGATGCCTTTTACCGCATCATTTGTCTTCGACGCGGATCAGCCGCTCCACAAAGCGGTAAGACAGCATGTTCCGCTTCAGGTAGGTGATCTCTTCGATCACCATCTTCGTTTGGGGGTGGCGGATGGAGAAGGTGAAGCGGGATTCGTCTTCGAACGTCGAGTCATCGGGGCCCAGCCGCGTCATGTCGGTGGTTGCGCCCAGAAATACGACCTCGAAATCTGTCACTTCGATCTCTTTGTACTTCTTCTGAATGAGTTCCATACCAACTACTGTAGCAAACCGCGTGCCATGCGTAGATTAGGGGCCCTTTTCTACGCAGGAACGGGTTTTGCAGACAGTTGGCATCGATTTTGCACACTATTTCTTCGGAGGTAACGTGGGAACCCGCCAATCGCTCCGTCTAGGCCCGATGACCAAGGCTGAGAAGGACGTCGTCGCCGCTGTCGTGGCGGATTCGCCCCGCGAAGTGTCCGAAAAACAGGTCACTGCGCTCGCCACAGCCCTCCGCCGCCCCAAAGCGGCCATCAAAGCGGCCATCGACAACGCCCAAGGGGATTTTCAGGCCGCTGCTGGCCGATACGTCGAAATCCACATGGAAGCCATCGAATCCGCCCTCCGCGACGAGGATGTGAAGGGTCGGGAGATCGCGATGAAGGGCGCACAGTGGGCGATTGAGCGTCTGGCGCACGAAGGCAGCCGCGTGATCGAGAAGGCAGCGGCTGGACCGTCCGAATCAGGCCCCCGCATCCAGATCGGCATCCGGCTGGGCGGCATTGACGCCACCAACGAGTCCAAAGCCATCGAAGCCACCGTCATCGAAGTCAAAGACTAGTGGAGCAAGCCCTTACTGTCCTGCTGGAAAGCGGGGAGCCGGTCGAACTGTATCGGCCTGACCCCAAGCTGCACCAGCCGGAGTTTCACGCCTCCACCTGTCCCAACCTACTGGCTCTGGGGCCGAGAGGTACAGGCAAGTCGACGCAGCTGCGCTTCGACGCGCACATGCGCTGCCTCATCATTCCGGGGTTCCGTGCGCTGATCCTTCGCCGCACCATGCCGGAGCTTCGAGAGTCACACCTCAACTACATCGAACGCGAGATGGCGATGCTGGGCGGGGTGTTCCTGAAGACGACGTTCACGGCCCAGTATCCGAACGGCAGCAGCATCTCATTCAGACACTGCGAGACCGAAGCCGACGTGCTGAACTTCCTGTCAGCCCAGTACGGCCTCATTGTGTTCGACGAGCTTTCAACCTTCAACCTCAAGATGTTCCTGATGATCTCGGCTGCCTGCCGCGCCCCCAAGAACGCAGGCTATCAGGCGGTCGTCAGGGCAGGATCCAACCCACTTGGGGAAGGCGCGGACTGGATGTACGCGTGGTTCGTCGACCATAGTGTGGACCCCGCCGAGTACCCCGACTACATTCCCGCTGACTACCAGATGATCTTCTCGCGGTTGGAGGACAACGACCACTTGGACGTGAAAGCGTACAAGGCCAAGCTGTCCAATCTGCCGGAGCACGTTCGTAAGGCATGGCTGTTGGGCGAGAGAGTCGACGAGGGGGCGTACTTCGATGACTTCGCCAAGCAGAAGCTGGTCGAACTGCCGAAGGGCTCCTACTTCAACGGCCGAAAGCTCGCGGATGATGACCTCCTGCAGATCGTGCCATGGCATACGACCCCAGTTGTGCCCCGCTGGCGCGGTGATGATGGCGTGGAGAAGTCCATCCTCGACTTCGGCTGGTTCAACATCTACCGGGCTGTGGACTGGGGCTACGATCCCGACCCCGCCGTCTGCTTGTGGATCGCGATGCTGCCGAACAAGCGAGCCGTCTGTTTCAAAGAGCGGACGTGGAAGCGCACGCTGGCGAAGGATGTCGCCGCTGACATCAAGCGCGAAAGCCGTGGCATGCGCATCACCGAGACCTTCTGTGACCCGACCATGCGGATCAAAGAGGGGCAGGAGTACTCGATAGGCGAACTCTTCGAGCAGGCAGGCGTCCCTGTCAGCGATTCGATGATGGTGAAGAACGACCGGGCGCTCGCAGGCTACGCTGTCCACGAACTGCTGAACACGATGATCGACGGGCGGCCACAGCTATCCATCGTCGACGCCAAAGGCGAGTACGGCTGCCCGAACCTGATCAAAACCTTCCCACAACTCCGCCGGGACAAGCTGAATCCGTCGAAGATCGCAGACGGCAACGACCACTACGTCATCGCACTCGCGTACTTCGCCATGGGCATGGCTCAGCCCTCTCGGGCATCATCCGTTTCCACTATTCCTCGCTGGATGCGCCCCAAAGCGCAGGCGCGACGTTACTAACCTTGGCGTGTTAAACTAGAAGGGCTTATGGCTGATCTGACCCCAATCAACTCTGAGATGGAAGCGGTGATGGCGGAGACCCCCGAAACGGAGTCGGCCAAGCCTCTGGATCCCGTCGCGGCCAAGAACAAGAAGATCTCCGACTCGATGAAGACGCGAGCCGAAGATTCGATCACCCACAAGCGGCACTTTCTCAACGAGTGGAAGCGCAACATCGATGTCCTGCTCGGGACGCCTGTCAACGGCTTCTCGGAAGGCCTCGACATCAACGCCGACCTCCAATCGACCATCAACCCAGACTGGGCACTGACGAAGACGAAGACTGCGAACTTGTTCTCAGCCGTCCCCACCATTCGCGGCACCCACGAGAACAGCAAGTATGCCCAAGCCGTTTCGCCCTTCCTGAAACAGTTGAACTACGAACTGGGGCCGAAACGGGCCAACCTCGGTGTCGCGATGCGCGAGTGTCTGACGGACGTGGTCAATGCCGCAGGCGTTGCCGCTGCGTTCGTCAGCTACTCCGCCCGGTTCGACACCGTCGAGATTTCTGCTGCCGATCCTCAGGATGCGCTGGCTGCGGCCCCGCCTCCTCTTCCAGCTTCAGGACCGCTCGGGCCCGGTGGACCGGGTATGCCGCCGCCTCCCGGTGGTCCTGAGGGCGCTCCTCCCGCGATGCCGGGAATGCCGCCACCGATGGCCCCGCCCCCGCAGCCGGAGATGCTGCAGGTTCAGCGGCCGGTGTCGGATATGTTCGACATCAAGCGCATCAGCCCCCGCGACCTCTTGTGGCCGTCTGAGTTCATCGGCAGCGACTTCAACGACGCCGACTACATCGGCCAGCGTGCTCGCTGCCCCAAGGCGGTCGGGATCGTCGATTTCAAACTGACGCCCGAACAGGTGGAGGCCGCCACCGAAGTCACCCCTGTCGACGGCACGACCGAACTGCGCAACTCCCAGACTCAGCAGCCCCGTGCGGATGTTGAGACGATGGCCTACACCGAGATCTTCTACTGGCGCTACCGTCAGGATCCCGACGAGAAGTCCTTCAAAGCGATCTGGCGGCTGGTGCTGCTGGATGGGCTCGATGAGCCGGTCATCCATGAGCCGTGGAAGGGTCAGAAGTACGACGAGCAGACGCGGACGTACGTCGGAGCCTGCAAGTTCCCGATTCAGGTGCTCACGCTGATGTACGTGACGGACAACCCCGTCCCACAGTCCGATACGGCAGCCGGTCGTCCGCAGGTTCAGGACATGCGACGTTCGCGCTCCCAGATGTTCCAGAACCGCGAGCGTTCGATCCCCATCCGCTGGTTCGACGTCAACCGCATCGATCAGGATCTGCAGGCGAACCTCATGCGGGGCGTCGTCCAAGGCATGATCCCCACGAACGGTCCCGGCGACCGTGCCATCGGTGAGATTGCTCGCGCCAGCTATCCCAGCGAGAACATCGCGTTCGACCAAGCGGCCAAGGCTGATTTGTTCGAGACATGGCAGGTTGGTCCCAACCAGATGGGGACCGAAGGTCAGTCGCGCACGACTGCAGCGGAAGCGAACTCGATCCAAGCGAACTTCAGCACGCGTATCGGTCAGGAACGCTCGTTCGTCGCTGGCATGGTGCTCAATCTGGCCGAAGTGATGGCCGGGTACCTCGTCCTCTACAGCGATTTCCCCATTCTGACGGATGCCGAGAAACAGGTGCTATTCCAGAACTGGGATATCAAGCACATCCTGCACGAACTCGTTCTGAACATCGTCCCTGACTCCACGGTCCTCTTGGACGCCGAACAGCGGACGAATCGGCTCATGAAAGTCCTGAACATGACGGTGCAGTCGGGCTTCGTGAACCCCGAACCGATCATCGCAGAAATCCTCGAACTGAATGGCCTCGACCCGGCGGTCGTCATGACGAAGCCGCAGCCGAAGGAAGACAAGCCGAAGATCGCGTACTCCTTCAGCGGCAAGGACGACATGACGAACCCCATCGTCGTCGCGCTCATGATGAACGAGGGCCTGTTCCCCAAGCCCGAAGAGATCGAGAAGGCGAAGAAGGTGCTGGACGATCTGGC